AGAATCAGATTAGAGCATGAAGTGCCTGTTGATTTCTTTATGGGGTAAATTATGGCAACTAATCACTACTTCAGCCAAAAGGTAAGATCTGAGCAAGATTTATATGAAGATATTATCATTGAGTCTTTAAAAATTTATGGCCAAGATGTATATTATCTACCTAGAGATATAGTAAATGAAGATAGAATCTTAGGAGACGATGTCCCTTCAAGGTTTAACTCATCATATAAGATTGAAATGTACATCGAAAATGTAGAAGGTTTTGACGGTGAGGGAGATTTATTTACTAAGTTTGGAGTAGAGATAAGAGATCAAGCTACATTTATTGTATCAAGAAAGCGTTGGGCTAATTCAGTCGCAAGATATGATAACGAACTTAGTAGTGTTAGACCTTTAGAAGGTGATTTAATCTATCTACCGCTGTCTAATAAACTATTTCAGATTATGCAGGTTGAGCATGAACAGCCATTCTATCAGTTAAGCAATCTTCCAACATATAAACTTAGAACTGAATTGTTTGAATATAACGACGAAGATCTCGATACAGGTATCGATGCAATAGATGTTATTGAAAGAGCATATGCTTATGAATATCTACTCACATTAGATAGTGCTAGTAATGGCTTTATTATTGGAGAGACAGCTACTCAGACCTTCTCTACTGGGGTCACAATGCAGGGAGAGATATCTAAGTGGTCTGATTCAGATAATATCTTAGGAATTATTCATGTTGGTGCTAGTGATGGACTTTATCATACATTTACTACGAACACGCAGATAACAAGTCTTACTTCAGTAGCTACCGTTACATTAGTTACAGAAGATAATCAGATATCAAGTAATGAACAGAATACTGACTTTGACACAATAGGGGATGATTTCTTAGACTTTACAGAATCCAATCCATTCGGTGATCCTAGTGGCTGATATGTTTGATTTTGGATTTACTGCTGTAGATGAAGAAGAGTTAGAAGCAGTTCAAAAAGTAACTGTTGCAGCTACCTCTGTAGAAGATAGGCTAAATAGCTTATACAATGCCATTGTACCGCTTTTGAATAATTTAAAGAAGAATCCAGAGAAAGATTATATTCTCTGGCCAAACCGTTTAACTAAGGTAGAAGAGTTTGAAGACTATCTACAGAAGATATACAAGGGTTAATTATGCTTGGTAATCATTTCTATCATGAACGGTTAAGAAAGAGTGTAGCAGTATTTGGTGCTCTCTTTAACAACATTTATGTCATTCGTAAGAATTCTTCTAATCAGGTTATTTCGCAAGTTAAGGTTCCTCTATCATATGCACCTAGACGTAAATTTTTAGAACGTATTAGAGAAAATGCAGATTTATATAATGATACAAAAGTAGCTTTAAAGCTACCTAGAATGTCTTTTGAGATTACTTCTATATCATATGATCAAGGAAGGCAACTACAAAAGACAAATAATTTTCAGCAGGCAGGCACTACAGTAGAGCATAGAAATATGTTTTATTCGTATGTTCCGTACAATTTAGGTTTTCAGTTAAGCATATATGCAAAAAATCAAGATGATGCTCTGCAGGTAGTAGAGCAAGTCTTACCATACTTTAATCCGCAATATACACTAACTTTAAAACCTTTTGCTGAGTATCCTGATATAAAAGAAGATGTTCCTATCGCTCTTAACGGAGTTGATTTTGCTGATGATTACGAAGGTGCTCTAGAGCAAAGAAGAACTATATTATATACTCTATCATTTGATATGAGAATTAATTTTTATGGACCTATACAGTCCAAAAATGTTATTCGCAAATCTATAAATAACATTTACGATATTAACGCTGGTGTATCAGGAGATAACTTCTCTGGTAGAGTTACCGTAACACCAGACCCATTAACAGCTATTGGTTTAGCAGATAGTGACTTCGGATTCACCGAGGTTATAGAAGAAAAAGATAACAGATCTTATGTACTTAACGGTTATGTAGTAACCGATTATTTTAGCATCGAGGGATAACATGGCAATTACATTAAGAACCACAAAAGGTTCAGCTCTTACTCACACAGAGATGGATACCAACTTTAGTGAACTAGATAGTAGGATTATTGATTCTGCTGGAGTTGCTTCTATTGCTCGAACAGTAGCTCTTGACTCTGCAGAAGCATTTCAACTTCTTTTGGATTCATCAGAGATAGTTAATCTTATTGATAGCAACTACATTAATAGCTTTGCTTTAGATTCAGCTGCTACATCTTCTCTTATTGCAGGGGAAGGATATACAAAATATGATTCTGCTGATACTATGGGTATCATTGATTCTCATGTAGATGCTGATTTTATTGCAGCGTATGTAGATTCAGCATTTGTTGCCTTAAGAGCGCCTGAGTTTACTACATACTATCAGGGTGACGTAATTGGTACAATTGATTCAGATTACGTATTTTTAAAGCAAAGAAAATACGTATTTGCAGATGATTTTCAAGCTGATACCGAATTATTAATAGACAATAAATTTAATACAATTGATTCTGATTTTATTCAAGCGCGCCAATTTGTAGGTATAGATTCTAGCGATGTTCTTTCTTTAATTCCTACAGTCTCATTAGATTCTGCAGAAGCTATAGCATTAATAGACTCAGATTATGTGCAAGCAAGATCAACAGCTAGCGCGCTAGCTAATGACCTTAACCCTGCGCTAGCTAATGATTTAGATATGAATCAATACGCTTTATCCTATACTTTTTATTTAAATGCAGACGACCAGAATTCATATATCTTTACTGATTCAAATAACAGGTTTTTTCCAACTGCTGCCTTTGATCCTACCTTATACCTAAGACGAGGTGAGGCTTACAGGTTTGTTAATCAGAGCGGAGGACATCCTTTAGAGATACAAGATTCTGACGGTAATGCATATGAAATAGGAGTATTTAATAATCGCGACTCAAACTCTACTGGAATTGTATCTGTTATTCCTTCTATGGATACCCCTCAGAGATTAAAATACCAGTGTACGAGTCACCCAGCCATGAATGGAATTATTAATATAGTGTAATGATATGACACAAGATAATGCAGAAAATGACTTTGAATACTCAAGAAGAATATATCACGATCTTTTAAATAAAGGTTCTGAAGCTCTAGACGATATGATGGAAGTAGCACGAGCTACCGAACATCCTAGAGCTTTTGAGGTTCTTTCTAATATGATGAAAAATGTTGGTGATATTAATGGATCACTTATGGATCTTCATAAGAAGAAAAAAGACTTCGATAAAACTGATGAGGTAAAGGAATTACCAGGTCAAACTACCAATAATGTGTTTATTGGTTCTACAAGTGAACTGCAACGAATGTTGCGGCAACAAGATGATGAGGAAAATATAGTTGACATTAGTGATTACAAGAAGGATGACTGACTCTTATAATGGTAATATCAATGTAAAAAGAGATGGTATTAGCCATAATTGGACAACAGCTGAAGTAGCTGAATATGCTAAGTGTATGAAAGACCCTGGCTACTTTGCTTCAACATATTGTAAAATCATATCGCTTGACAAAGGATTAGTTCCATTTGAACTTTATCCATATCAAGAAAAAATGTTTAAGAAATTTAATGACAATAGATTTAATATAGTATTAGCGTGCCGCCAATCAGGTAAATCTATATCTTCAGTTGCATATCTCCTATGGTACGTACTATTTAACCCAGAAAAAACTGTTGCGATTCTTGCAAATAAAGGCGCAACTGCCGGTGAGATGTTAGCACGTATTACTCTTATGCTAGAGAATCTTCCTTTCTTTTTACAACCAGGTTGTAGAGCTCTTAATAAAAGATCTATAGAGTTTTCAAATAATAGTAGAGTTATTGCAGCTGCCACGTCCGGATCGTCTATTCGTGGTATGTCAGTTAACTTATTATACCTTGATGAGTTTGCATTTGTTGAAAGAGCAGCCGAGTTTTATACCTCAACATATCCTGTTATTTCTTCCGGTAAAGATACAAAGGTTATTATTACTTCTACTGCTAATGGTATCGGTAATATATTCGAAAAGATATGGACAGGAGCTATTCAAGGCGTAAATGAATATGCACCGTTCAGGGTAGATTGGTGGGACGTACCAGGTCGAGACGAAGCGTGGAAGTTACAGACTATTGCTAACACTTCGCAGTTACAGTTTGATCAGGAATTCGGTAATACTTTCTTTGGGACAGGTGATACT